TGTTGCCTTCCAGCATTTGATGTAGACTGTACAAATAATTGATTGACTCTTTGGCACCAGCATATCCTTTATTGAAGATATTGTCCTCGAGATGTTCAAGGTGTGTATTTTTTCCCTCTGCTTCTAGTATTAAACTCTCTGATAGAATTTGTGTTACTAGAGGCTTTGTAAGTTCTACAAATCTCATTTCTTTTTCTTAGCATTATTTGTTGTCTTAGGAGGATTACCGCCCCATTCGATACCTTTATCGGTTACATTACTACCTGCATAGTTCGGTCTTGCTCCACCAGTATTTTGCCAACCTTGATCTACGCCTTGATCACTTGGTATTTGTTCACCACCTTTCATTGTTGGCTTGTTAATACTTTTAGCAAACTTTTGTTGAGACACTCTTTGGTCTGCTTGATAATCATCGTTATCATTTTGAGTTTGATTTATTGCTCTATTAGGCTTTACATTCTTAATAGTATCAGCGTCACCACCCGATGCTTGTTGCTGATCTATATCAGCATAACTTCTTCCTGTACCAGAAGATCTTCTAGCATCTGTATCTAGTGCTCTTTCTCTGCCTAATATATAATCTGCGGCTAAGTGAGCGGTGTTTGATTTGTTGATTGAATTAATTAATTCGTCAAGCATAGGGTTACCAAGTTCTGCGGCAATTGCCTTAGTTGCCATTTTACCTGTTTCGTTATTTGCCCATTGTCTGCCTAACCATGTATATGCCGCCCCATCTGATGCTACTTTTAAAATACCTGCATTAGTGCCTGTTCTTCTACTAGCAGAAAAATCTCCGTCTTGTCTAGGATTTTTATTTACTGCTACAGTACCTTTTGTTTTAGGTTGTCCTGCTGGAGTACTTCTTGCCTGGGCTGAATTTCGTGCCGCTAGTCTTTGTTGCGGTGTGCTACCAGTCATAGTAGCATTATCTATTGCTGGATCACCAGGTGCTTCTGTTAAGAATTCGTATAATCTCATGCTATTGCTCCTCCGCCTGGCGCAGGATTTCTTTGTTGTCCTGTTACCGTAGTACCTGTGCCTTGACCTTGTCTAGTTAATTGAGCATTGTCGGCACCTCTTACAGAAGTATCCATTTTTGTTAACTTGGTTATTAAATATTGTTTCTCACCTTTAGTAAGATTATCAATCATTGTTTTGATATTTGCTGGTAATTCACTCGGAGCATTTGTAGTTGCTTGAGGTTTACCACCTGCAAGTGCTCCGCCAAGTGCCGCTCCGGCAATACCTGCAATTTTTTTACCAATACTTGCGTTTGGATCCTGTCTTGTGGCTTGTGCCATACCTTGTGTTTTGCCACTAAAGTAATCTTTAGCACGTTGTATTAATCCAGGCTTGATTTGCGTCTGGCCGTCTTGCTTGTAACCGGCCAATTTAAATAATTCTACTGCTAATAAACCTGATGCAGGTTGTCCTGCTTTGTTTACCCAGGTATTTGTGCCTTGCTGATATGTGTAAACGTCATTCTTCTTGCCGTATTTTACTGTAGTTTTATCTGCAAGTTGCTCTGTGATTACTTCATAGATTTTCATGGTCGTCTCTCTGGGCTTCCTTTATAACTTTTTTTATGCCTCTGGAGAACTTCATTGGATCTTTTGCTTTGATACTGTTTACTAATCTATTTTTTAGATCTTTTGCTGTATTTTCGTCGTAATGATTTTCGATTTGTTCAATCAAATGTATTGCACTATTAATTAAATGGTCGCCTCTGTTTTCGATGACATGATCCTTGTCTCTGTCTACAGATATTTGATTTAATTCTTGTAAAATACTTCTAGTTTTACGCACGAGTTCTCCGTCTATACACACTATTTATCATTATATGTCATTCTTTTTTAAGAACTCACGCATGTTCATTGCTTGAGAGATGGTGTCTTGAGTTTCAACTTCATCTGCTTTGATACTTCCTGTGCGTTTCAGTTGATCTACAAGACTGCCAGTTGTTAAAGTCATTGCATCTTCGTCACCTTCTTCTAAATCTTCAATACGCAAAGTATCAGGATTAAACTTTAAATCTACTTTTGTACCAACACCACTACTAGATCTTGTTTTCATGAACTGTATTTGATATCTGCCTTTTTCTCTCATTGCATTACTTGTAAAAATACCTACAACATTATCTGCTGTTTGTATTTTACTTAAACCACCCGCAATATGGTGATGATCAAATTCAATTTCTTCTACTGCCGCTCTGTTTAACTGTGATGCAGTTACGCAAAGTAAGTCTCTTTCTACTGCCAGGTTACGAATTTCTTCTGACACATATTTGTCTTTAATAAACAAATCACTGCCGCTAACTTTTGCACTGATTGGCATCATAAGATCTAAGTAGTCAACTAATAAGCAGTCAACTTTTTCTCCGCTCTGTATTTCATATTCACGCAAGAACACACGCAGATCATTAGCATTAATGCCGTTTGGCATCTGTTTTACTCTTAGTTTACCTGCACCTTTGGCTTTCATACGAACTTTTAGATCAACATCTTCCAAGTTTTTCATAATTTCTTTTGTGCCAAAGCCACTAACCATTGCATCAAGACGCATACTGATAAGTTGTTCACTAAGTTCTAAACTAACATAAACAACATTAAGGCCTGCAAGTACCCAATTAACAGCAAAGTTCTGTAGGAATAAACTTTTACCTGCGCCTGAGCCTCCTGCGAATATTGTCATTTCGCCTCTGTTCAGCCCACCGTAAAGTTTGTGATCTATTCCCTTCCACCCTGTGCTGATTGCTCCTGCTTGGTCTTTTATCCATTGTAATCTTTCCTTGGGGTTATCAAAATAATCTAATCCTAAATCTTTTACAAGTCCTACTTGACTTGCGTCTTTGATTTTATTTTCTACAGTACCGTAGTCTTGGTTTTCTAGCAAGTCTGTACTTTCAATAATTGCTTTTTCTAATGCTTTGTGTCTACAAAAAGTTTCGAATTCATTTAAAAACCAGTTGTGGTGATCAACTGTAACGTTGGGAATAGGCTCTAATTTAACTCCTGCCGCGGCACTAACTTGCTCTGGTGTAGGAATAGTGTTGTGTTTTTCGCTGTGGCTCTTAAATAAATCTACTGCTGGCCTATACTTAGCATTAAAGAAACCAGATTGCACAATGCTTTGACACCGTGCAAATAAATCTTTGTCGCTAAGTAAGAATCTCAAGAATAGTTCTTGTACTTCTTCTGTGTATTGTTTTATATCTGTCATATGTAGTCTCGAGCCTTCAGCTCAGTAATTATATAGCTATTGAATAGGCTGTGCCCTTCTTTTTTTGGATTGCTATGTTCTGCGCTTTCTTCGCTCCCTTTAGTAATGTCAGACATTGCACTAGTACACCTAGACATTTCTAATTTATTTAATATAGTATGATGTAATTTTGCGTCTTCTGTTTTAAGTCCTTGCGGATAATCACTTGTTAAAAACTTTTTTTGTGCAAAATCAATAGGATTATTAATTAATAAATCTAATGCCCAATGTAAATATCTAGGATTGTTTGCATTGCTTAAACTGGTATATAGTATTTTGTTTACTCCGTAACTTTGTGCTAATTTTTCAAATGCTAAAAGTTTTAAATAAAAATCTAAATATACCTTGTGGGCAGACTGTATAATGCCTTGTAACCTAGCAACGTCATCTGATACTCTACGAATATAATCTCTATCAACATTTTGTCTAGCAAAACTTCTGTCATCAAAAACAGATCTATGCATTAATTGATTTATCCAAACATCACTTTCTTCGTAATGCCACTCATATCTAAATACATTTGTAAATTGTAATATTATTGTCCATTCTTGAATATCAGGAGTCTTTGTAATAAATTCTATTGTTCGCCTAAATATTCTATCATTGCTACAGCCACAATATGCTTCGTTAATTACAGTATCAAAGTGTTTGCCCTCTAACAGTCTTGCCCAACTCCATGGAGCATCTAGTTTATACCATGTTTTCCAATCTGTTTCGCTAGGCCTTATTGTTTCTGTATCGTAATGACCTTGGGTAAAACTACAACCGTTTACATATAATTTACTCATAGCATTTTTGCCTTTACTTGTGCTTTTATTTTATTGTTTGTAGCACTATTTATGATGCTATAAACAGCGGCCAGTCTACCATATCTTTGTACTGCATCTGCGGCATCTTTGATATCAGGTGCCCAATTAGGAAAACTTACTTCCCAACCTAATTCTAATGCTTGATCGATAAGTTCTTTACCTGCATTATCTCTATC